CGAACATTGCATGGAATATATGAAGAACTTGGTGCATTTGGTACAGCAGGGTCACTTATTCTTCCTGATCCCAAAACATCTATCCATCATTACCCAGTAACCATAGGAGAATATGCAATTGCTACGGATTATCAGGGCAGAGTTAATACTTTGTACAGAGAATTCCAAAAAACAGTAGGAGAAATTGTAAGAGAGTTTGGATATAACAAATGTTCAACGTCCGTTAAGAACCTGTTTGACAGAGGTAACCTTGATAGTTGGATTACGATAGTTCATGCCATAGAACCAAGGGATGATAGGGAGCGTGACTTTAAAAAGAAAGACAATATGAACATGGCATACAAGTCTTGTTACTTTGAAGTAGGTGGAGATGGTGAAGATGTACTAAGAGAAAGTGGATATAAAGATTTCCCTGCTGTTATTCCTAGATGGGGTATAGCTGGTGGTGATATTTATGGTAATTCACCCGGAATGGAGTCATTAGGTGACGTAAAACAGTTACAACATGAACAATTACGCAAAGCACAAGGCATTGATTACCAAACAAAACCACCATTACAAGTACCTAGCTACATGAAAAACAGAGATGTAGACAGTTTGCCGGGTGGGGTTACGTTTATTGATGGTCAACAGGGCAAAATTGAGACAGCATTTAACGTAAATCTTAATTTACAACACTTGTTAATGGACATACAGGACGTAAGGCAAAGGATAAATGGTAGTTTTTATGCTGATTTGTTTTTAATGTTGGCAAATGCTACTGATACTAGGATGACTGCAACAGAAGTAGCAGAACGACATGAAGAAAAACTGCTTATGTTAGGTCCAGTATTGGAAAGATTACATAATGAATTGCTAGATCCGTTGATTGACATTACTTTTAACAGAATGATTGAGAGTAATTTAATACCACCTGCCCCAGAAGAATTACAGGGCATGGAATTAAGCGTAGAATTTGTTTCAATGTTGGCACAAGCACAACGTGCTATTGGTACAAATAGTGTTGATAGGTATGTAAACAGTATGGGAGCAGTAGCACAAATGAAACCTGACGTATTGGACAAATTTGATTCTGATGCATGGGCTGATGGTTACGCAGATATGCTGGGTGTAGATCCTAAATTAATAGTTGCAGGTGAACGAGTAGCAATGATTCGTCAAGAAAGGGCTACAGCACAACAAGCGGCAGCACAAGCTGAAGCAGAACAACGTGCTGTAGAAAATGCAACTAAATTAAATAACAGCAAAACTGGTGATCCATCTCTTATGGATATGATGAACCAGTTTAGCGGTTACAATTCACCATCACCATTGGAGGTTTAAATGGAGTATCAAAAAAACAAAAAAGTAAAAATACCGGGAAATTTTAGTTTCGGTGATTTACCTGCTGAGACTAGAATGAGAATTCTAAAAATGCAAGATGAAGCAAGAAAGGAAGAAGAAAAAAGAAAATTAAAAACACTTTATAACAAATCAAAAATGGATTAATTATGAAGAATCAAGGATTATGGGCAAACATTCACGCAAAGCGTAAAAGAATTAAAGACGGTTCTGGTGAACGTATGCGTAAAAAAAATAGCAAAGGAGCACCAACTAACGAAGCTTTAAAAAATAGCCAAAGTAAGAAAGCATAAGGTGTGACCGTAACACGGTTATGACTAGATATATTAGAGCATGAGTGAATACAATCCTCTCGACCTCAAAAGTCAACAGAAATCTAAAGACAATAAAAAGTCTGAAGAAAGAATTGACCGCCAAAATGAAGAGTCGGACATCAAATGGTTGATGAGCAGCAAGAGGGGTCGCAGATTAATCTGGAGACTTCTGGAGCAAGCAGGTGTTTTCCGATCATCGTTCAACACTAACGCAATGGCAATGTCATTTAGCGAAGGTAACAGGAATTATGGTTTGCAAATACTAAACTTAATTCACACTCTCTGCCCAGAGCTATACCCGACAATGATTAAGGAGCAAAAAAATGTCAGACACGCTGATGACGGAAGCCAACCAAACAAATGAAGGCGATACGCAGCAGCCAGTAGACGCAACAACTGAGCAATCAACTGAAGCAACTACTGACACACAGCAGCAAGCTGAAGCTGTACAGGATCAACAAGGTTCGGATGAATCCTCTGTTGAAAGTGAAACTAGCGAATCAGAAGCACCCGAAGGTGCACCTGAGACATACGAGTTTAACGATAAGGTGGCTGACGCACCAGAAGAACTCGACCCCGAAGTCTTAACTGCATTCGGTGAAGTCGCTAAAGAACTTGACCTGCCACAGGACGCTGCACAAAAAGTAATTGACAAGGTTGCACCTGTCATGCAAGCCAGACAAGCAAAGATGGTTGAGCAAGTAAGAGTAGATTGGGCAAATGAAGCAAAAGCCGACCAAGAATTTGGTGGTGAAAATTTAAATGCCAATCTTGAAGTTGCTAAATCATCTTTAAATACGTTTGGTACTGATGCTTTGAAGTCGCTGCTGCAAGAATCTGGCTTGGGAAATCATCCCGAAGTAATTCGGTTTATGTACCGAGCAGGTAAGGCAATTAGTGAAGATGCTTATGTTGGTAATTCACAGGGTGCTAATGCTAAAAGCAATGGTATTCCTAAAGATTTTGACGGCATAGCAAACGCACTATATTCAAATCAGCAAAACAAGTAAGGAGTTATTAAATGGCTACACTTTCAAATTCAAATTTAACACTAGCGGATTGGGCAAAAAGATCTGACCCAGACGGTAGAGTTCCAATCGTTGCAGAGTTATTATCTCAAACCAACGAAATACTAGATGATTGCGTGTTTAAAGAAGGTAATTTACCTACTGGTGAACGTGTAATTATTAGAACTGGTTTACCAGCAGTTTATTTCCGTGCATTAAACCAAGGTATTCCGGGAAGCAAGTCAACAACTGCACAAGTTGATGAAGCGTGTGCAATTCTTGAAGCTCGTTCTGAAGTAGACAAAGACTTAGCGATGTTAAATGGTAACACCGCACAGTTCCGTCTATCTGAAGATACTGCTTTCCTAGAAGCAATGAATCAGACTCAAGCTGAAACAATGTTTTACGGTAATCCCGGAACAGATCCTAAGAAGTTTTTAGGTCTTGCACCAAGATACGGTGATCTTTCCGCAGATAATGCTGTAAACATTCTTGATGCAGGTGGATCAGGTTCTGATAACGCTTCTGTATATCTAGTTGTTTGGGGTGATCAAACAGTTTATTGTCCTTTCCCTAAAGGATCTAAAGCAGGTTTGATGCATGAAGATCTAGGTGAGCAAACTGTTTACAATAGTGATGGTACAAGGCTACAAGCTTTTGCTACACGTTACCAATGGAAGAACGGTTTGGTTGTTAAAGATTGGAGATACGTTGTTCGTATTTGCAACATTGACATTTCTGATTTAGGTGGAGTTACTGGTACTCAAGCGACTACTGCTGCAACTGCACTTGTTAAATTAATGGCAAAAGCAACTTACAGAATACCTAACATGGCTCTAGGTAGAGCAGCATTTTATATGAACAGAACAGTTCATTCTGGTTTGTCAATTGCAGCAATGGATAAATCACAAAATGTTTTAGAAATTGAAAAAGGATTAACACAGTTTGGACAAGCAAAAAGCTACTTATCATTCTTAGGTACTCCAATCAGACAGGTAGATTCCTTAATCAATGCTGAAGCTCGTGTAACTTAATAGTTACTTAGATTATTCTTTTATTTTTTGGAGATTTTTACAAAATGATTACAGATGCATTGCTCAGAGTGAGTGAAGATCAAGCGGTTACAACAACTGCTGTATCTACTAACACTATTGATTTAGGTGTTGCTAGAGACATAGGTGAAGGTACTGCTTTGTACATGAACTTTGCACTAACCGAAGCATTTGCTAACGGTACTAGCGTACTTTTTGAAGTAATTACTAGTGCAAGTGCAAACTTAGGTACACCTACTGTTATTGGTAGCAGTACAGTATTGGCTACAGCAGCACTTACATTAGGTAAGAACGTTGTTGTACGCTTAAATCCAGATATTGCTGGCAAAGGCCAAAGATATCTTGGTGCTAGGTATACAGTTGTAGGTACTATGAATGCAGGTAAAGTAACTGCTGATATAGTAGAAACAATTGGTGATGGACAGAAGTACTATGCTTCTGGCTTTACCGTAGCTTAAACTAAGAACGACTTATGCCTATTTACAAAGCAAAAATTAAGTGTTTCGTTGGCCAATCTATAAGAGAAGTTGACGAAGAATTTGAGTATAACGGAGAGTATTGCAAACATCTTGAGCTAGTTAGTGGTCAAGAACCTCAGACACCTGTAGCGTCTACTACACCTGTGGAATCTGAAGTAAAGATAACTAATTTAGAATTGATGACTAAAGCAGAACTTGAAGTTTATGGTCGCACTATCGGTATTGAACTTGATAGGAGACAAACAAAAGATACTCTTATTAAACAACTTGAAGCAGCTAGTAAATAGGTTTAGTCTTCTTATTTGATTTACAGGGGGCTAGTAGTATTACTGCTATCCTCCTCTTTTTATAGGAGATGTTATGGCAACTGAAGTAGATATTTGCAACCTTGCCCTAGCTCATTTGGGTGATGATGCAACAATAGCTTCGCTATCCCCACCAGAAGGATCAGCACAAGCAGAAAAAGCTGCACGTTTTTATCCAATTGCTAGAAACAGTTTGCTTGAAATGCATACATGGAATTTTGCAGCAAAACGTGGCAATTTAGCATTAACTACAAATACATTAGATCAATGGGATTATGCATATGTTGCACCTGCGGATATGATGTCACCTGTTTCAGTTATATCTCCAACAGCACAAAATGATTATGCTACAAGAATGTCAGCAGGGGATACTCCCGGAGGAATAACAAGTAATTATGCACCAACAATTGTGGCAGGTCAATATACACCACAACAGTTTGCAGTAGAAGGATCATATATTTATACAAACCAAGAAAATGCAATGTTGAGATATCAGGCATTTATAACAGATCCATCGTTATTTTCTCCATTGTTTGTTGTTACATTGTCATGGCATCTGGCATCAATGCTTGCAGGTCCTATTATTAAAGGTGATCAAGGAGCGGCAGAAGCAAAACGTAGTACACAAATGATGGTTAATTATTTAACAAGTGCAAAACAATCTGACAATTTACATCGAGATATAACAGTAGAGCATATAGTACCTTGGACTTCTGGGAGATAATTAATGCCAGTTACACGCAACTTTAAACAAGCATTTTCTGGAGGAGAAATATCACCAGAAATGTTTGGTCGTATTGCTGATAATAAATTTCAACAAGGTGCATCATTGATGCGTAATTTTATTGCTAAACCACAAGGACCTGCACAAAATAGACCGGGTCTTGCATTTGTAAAAGCAGTTAAAGATAGTACAAAAGCAACAAGATTATTATCTTTTACCTTTAATACTACCCAAACTATGGCTATAGAGTTTGGTGATCAATATTTTAGATTTCATACGCAAGGTCAAACATTAAATTACAGCGATGGCACAGCATGGAATAGCGGTACTAACTATGCAATAGGAGATATAGCTAAATATAGTGGTACAAATTATTATGCAAAAACTGCACATTCAAACAGTCAACCTCCAAACTCTACAAATTGGTATGCATTACCTGCTGATATGACATATGAAATACCTCATTCATATTTAGAAGCACAATTATTTGATGTGCATTATGTACAGTCTGCTGACGTTATGACTTTGGTACATCCTAGTCATCCACCTAAAGAATTAAGAAGACTTGGGGCTACACAATGGGAATTAAAAACAATAGATTTTGGTAGCCCATTAACTGCCCCTACAGGTGTATCAGTTAGTGCTTATATACCTTCTTCTACTAGTACAAATTCTGATACTTATGAAGATCATATTTATGTTGTAACTGCTGTAAAAGCAAATTTAATAGACGAAAGTAATCAATCCAGTAGTGCTACTGTGAGCAATAATATTTTTGTAACTGGTGCTAAAAATACTATTTCTTGGAATGCAGTTACTGATGCTTCAAGGTACAAAGTATATAAAGATCAAGGCGGTATTTTTGGTTTTATAGGAGAAACAACTACTACATCTATAGTTGATAATAATATTTCTCCAGATTTTTCTGTTACTCCACCAATCCATGAAAATGATTTTGTAGGTACTGGTAATTATCCCGGTGCTGTATCTTATTTTGAACAACGTAGAGTGTTTGCAGGTACAAATAATGCACCACAAAATATATGGATGACCAAATCTGGAACTGAAAGTAATATGTCATTTGGATTACCTATACGAGATGATGATCGTATTGAGTTTAGAGTTGCTGCTCGTGAAGCAAATACAATTAGACATATTGTTCCTTTAACAAATTTACTTATGCTTACAGGATCAGCAGAATGGAGAATTACTTCTGTTAATAGTGATGCTATAACACCAACATCTATATCAGTAAAACCACAATCATATGTTGGGTCTAATAATGCACAACCAGTAATTGTTAATAATAGCTTAGTATATACTGCTGCTCGTGGTGGTCACGTTAGAGAACTTGGTTATAACTGGCAAGCAAATGGATTTGTTACAGGTGATCTATCACTTCGTGCTCCACATTTATTTGATAATTTAGAAATAAAAGATATGGGGTTATCAAAAGCTCCGTTACCAATTGTATGGATGGTTAGCAGTAATGGTAAACTATTAGGTCTTACATATGTACCAGAACAAGCAATAGGAGCATGGCATCAACATGACACAGACGGTACGTTTGAAAGTGTAGCTTGTGTTTCTGAAGGCAATGATGATGTTTTATATGCAGTAATAAAAAGAACTGTAAATGGTAATAGCGTTAGATATATAGAACGTATGGGAACAAGATTATATGCAACACAACGTGATAGTTTTTTTGTAGATGCAGGTGCTACTTACGATGGTACTAATACAAATACAGCACAAAATGTCACTATATCTGGCGGTACAAATTACACAAAGGGAGAAAGCGTTACGATAACAGCTAATTATAATTTATTTACTGCTCCACCTAGTACCAATGATATTGGCGATGCAATTGTATTAGTAGATGGCACAAATTATTACAGATGCAATATAACTTCTACTTCAAGTGCAACAGTAGCAACCGCCAAACTTGACAGAGATTTACCTGTATCTTTGCGTAATACAGCAATAACAACGTATGAAGTTGCAAGAAATGTTTTTACTAATGGATTAGATCATCTAGAAGGCAAAACAGTAAACATCTTGGCAGATGGTGCGGTACATCCACAAAAAGTAGTTTCTAGTGGTTCTATTACTTTAGATCAGGCATCTAGTGTTGTTCATATTGGATTACCTATAGAAGCTGATTTGCAAACTTTACCTATGTCATTACAGGTAGAAGCATTTGGTCAAGGCAGAGTAAAAAATTTAAACCATGTTTGGTTACGAGTATTAGAAAGTTCTGGTATTTTTGCAGGT